TGCTGGACGACCCCGCTTCTTTTTCTTTGGTGGGGGTTTATCTTCATCTTGATCGACCCAGCAATCATCGTCCCACATCCCATTGCGGTGACGCATTCTTTCAACAATTGATTCTCCAATAGCATTAATATCATCAGTACCAAACTCGGCAAAAGCATCAATCGAAGTGTTGTCGATAATTCTTTGCTTGATTTCAGTTTGGCGCTTTTCTTTTGCAATACGGCGAAGGAAACAAAAGTAACTGATTTGAGTAAAGTAACTAAAAGCGTTTGGCACTCCGGTTCTTGTTGGTTTGTTAATATCAAAATTGTTAATCACCTTAACGCAGTTTTCTACAGCGTCCATAACCATATCCTCTCTGTAGGTATAGTTAATAAAGTTGGGACTACGGGATAAACCGTTTGCGATTTTATAAAGACACAGACCAACATAATCAGTAATCGGTCGAGGCTCTTCACCTTTGGCTTCGTCTTCTTTTACTCCTCGGACGTGCTCCGCCACGGCTTCTCCGAATTCTTTGTTATTAACGTAGTCAACAGAGTCCTTTCTCCGTCGTGTACGCTTCTTTTTTGGCTCTGGCATACTACTATTATACTATAAAAATTGAATAAAGTAAATAAAAATCTGATTTAATTATTTTATAACTTTTTTCATTTTATCCTTTACAGGTATAAACGAATTTGGTATAATAATCTTATCAAGATTTTAAAAACCACTGAAGTTAATTCAGGGTATCATCCTCGAACATCTTGATCTTGTAGTCAGTATACTGATCATAATACTGTTTCTTCAAGGCAATTCCAGCAACCATTTCTGATTCAATTCGTTCATCAAGAATCAGGAAAGGAACATTAAAGCTGAAAGGATAAAGTGGTTCAATACCAAAGGGTTCAAATACAAATCCATTAAGCAGGAACAAACCATGTTCGTCACTGCCGTGATACTCGCCGACAATACAGCGACCAGCAGTTGTCGTGATAGCACGAATATCAACGCTGTTAAGATAGTCAAGATAATCGTCACTTGGTGTCATCAGGCATATTCATTTGAATTTCAAAAACTTTATAATTAAACCCTTCTCTAGTATATATCTCAATTCTTTCTTGTGCGTGTTTCATGGTATAGTTCTTTCTTTTACGCCAAGAAAGGTTATCGGATATATCGTAAATTGTAGTACCTTGGCCGTCATCCGACTTTCGTAGTCCTCGCCCAATACTTTGCAGCACTCTGATTTGACTTTTTGTTGGAGCCGCAAATACAATGTTGTGAAGGTTCTTAATATTAATGCCTGTGCTGAAGGTTCCGGCAGAAGCAACAATAATCGCATCTTTTTCGGACTCAGTAATTTCACGGATTGTTTCTCTTTCGGTGGCGTTCACTTCTCCACTAACATAAAAGATTTTTCTATCATCATCAGCCATTTCTTTTATCATATTATAAAGTGGCTTACCGTGTTTCTTAACAAGATTAAATATCACAAGAGTATTTCCCTTTTGTGTTAATGCTAACTTTGATATGAATTCGTTACGCAGTGGATGTTCAACAATGGTCGCGATCTCCGCTTGATAATTCATCTTAGCCACGGCCTTTCTCAATACATCATCGTGTTTTAAAACTATACACTGAATCTTAAGATTTGCAAGTGTGTCATTATCAATAAGGTTCTTGGTAGTAATTACTTTGTGTATAGGACCAAAGTTTCCGATAAGAACAAGTTCGTTACACTGGCTTCCATCCAACGTACCTGTTGTACCAATTCTATATCCAGCACCTGACAAATTATTCATTATAGTATTAAGGCTTTTGGCTTTAAACAAATGAGCCTCATCCCCTACCACCATACCATACTGACTGAACCAACCTTTCCCACACTTAATAGCACTTTGCCAGGTGGTAATAACAACATTAGCTTCAAAATTGTGCTTTTCTTTACCTGAATAAATCTGGTGACATAATACATCTGCGTCAAACTCTGGATCGTGAGAACTATAATCGGCAAAGTCCTTTTTCATTTGTTCTACCAGCGAAGTGGTTGGAACAATAATCAGCGCTCTGTTCTTGTAGTTTTCCAAGAAATATCGAATCATTAAATAAATGATAAGACTTTTTCCTGAGCCTGTTGGACTAATGATAAGTGACCGCCTTTGAGTTATGGATCTGATAAACGCTTCAACTTGGTAATCCCTTGGCTCAATCTTTTTACCACCAGTTCTAATGTCAAGCGAGTTAATAAACTCTAAAAGCTCTTCCTTTTCTGGTGCGTCTTTAGGCTTTAAATCGGGATCAAGTTTAACTTCATAGCCACGTTCGGATATAAACTGCAAAGACTTGTAAAGCAAGCCATAAGGAAGGGTTCTTCGCCGAGCATCGTAAAGACGAATCTTACCGTCCCAAATTTTGTTGCGATATGCGGGCATGAATTTATACCCGTCCACGTAGAAAGTAAACGCCTCGGCCAAATCCATTAGTGCGCCACTGTCGTCGCTGTCTAATCGAATAACCGATTCATCTATCTTTTCTACAGTAAACATATTACGTACCACTTTGGAATCGTCGCCAGTCAATTATGTTTTTAATCTGGGTGTGTCTCCACTTAATGTTATCAAGTATTTCTTTACACACTTCAACATAAGTTTTCTGATATTCGATTTGCATACTTGCATCCATTATATCTTTATCAGAATCGTAAAATTGTTGAAGATCAGTTTTAAGTGGTTTATTCATACCGTTAAATGGATCATAAGCCCAGCCGTGCTTATCAATTTCTTCTTTATCCATTTTGCCATTAAACCACAACCATTTGTCTTTTTTAAGAATGGAAAGGTCCTGTTCTTTCTTCTTCAATCTTAACTTGGCTACCGAATGAAGCTCAAGATATTTGCTGTGTAATACTGCACCACGAATGGTTGTATCGTCAAGATTGTGCTCGTCAATTTTGGAGTCTTCACCCCACATCTCCAGAAGGTCTTCAATATTCATAAACTATACTGTATATATAGCTTTCTTTTAATCAATAAATTCAAAGTCGTCAAATCTAAAGCTGATATCAAAGGTTGCAAATCCAACTTCTGAACCCTGCGCGTCAAATTCAATAGAACCAATACCAATGGGAAATGCGTTGGTACATCTTACATTGCGACTAACGTTATTATGGCTTGTCAACAAATTAATGATAATGTCATCTGTTTGTAAAGTAGACGATGTGGTATTGTTTTTCATCCAATCGTAAAGCTCGTCATATACTTTCATCTTTTCATCGCAAAGAAAAGTTATTGAAAGAGGGTCGTAAGTTAAACTTTCAGACGGAACAAACCCAGGCTCATTTCTGTATTGCGTAGAAACTTCAGCATTATTTACAGATGGAAGGGTAAGCTTAACTGCAAATGTATTTAACTTTGGATATTCTTGGGTTCCTCCAATAAGAACCTTAAATCCATTTGTTGGTAATAAGTTATTGTCAACACTCATGTTTTTATTTATAAAGAAAAAAGGGGGTTACCCTTTCGAGTAACCCCCAGTGGTGTCGTCCTAAGGTGTTTGGACAACGTTTAGCTATTTAATATTAGCTGTGCTCAACATTCAGTCCTGTAACAAGGAACTTACGGAAGTAAGGGTTGCTGTTAGCACCAGCTGCTCCAGTAGTAACAGCGTCGTTGTTAACAAGAGGATTACTTACAAGACCGTAACGAGTCTTGAAACCAATCTTCGGCTGGAATGTATTTTCAGCAACTGCACGCACCATCGTGAGAGGAACGTAAGGGCAGTAGAAAATACCAGCGTCATAAGCGCTTGAACCTTTGTAACCAACAGTAGCATAATCGACAGTCGTGAAAGGATCAACATAAACCTTAAGTCGGCCGTTGATAAGACCTGCGAAGGTATTACCAGTGTCGTCCACGTTAAGATCCGTGCTAAGAGCAGGTGTGTAATCAAGAACACCAGCAGCTGCAAGAGCAGAAGCAACGTTACTTGTTACAACAACGTAGTTACCTTTACCACGGCGAGTTCCTTTAGCAATCTCGTTAGATTCGATTTCGATCTGGAAGAGAAGAGACTTGAACTTCTCAACAGCCCATCGGCCATCGGCGTCAGTGTCAAGATCGAACGTACCAGCAGAAGCGCCTTGAGCGGCACCGTGGATAGCCTCACTGTTGATCTTAGCAATAACCTCACGGTTAATTTCAGCAAGGATCTCAGTAGAGAGGATGTTAGCAAGCTCAGCTTCAGCATCAAGGCCGTGAACGGCTTTCAGATCCTGAGCAAGTTCCATTGTGTACTCAGCCTGAAGTTGGCGAGTATTCGCAGTAACAGTTTGCTTCTCGATAGTGAAACCCATGCTAGCAGGAGGAGCACCTTCTGCAGTTGCAGTAGTAGCACCAGTTGCAGTGTTAGAGTCTGTTTGGTTGTGAGCGTTATCGGATCCAGCACCAGAAAATGCGTCTTTAACTGTACTAAAGAGAGCTTCTTGGTCGTCTTTATTAATACGATCAGTAGGGCTATCGGTATCAGTACTGTAACGAGCCTTCATCGCGAAGATGAGACCAGTAGGTCCAGTCATTGGCTGAACACCAGCGATGTCATAAGCAACGAGGCTTGGCATTGCACGGCGAACCAGGGAAACCAAAACAGGATCCCATGTCTGGATTGAAGAGGTTTCAGTTGCGGTTTCTGTAAGGAAGTTAGCCTGAGCGGCAGTTTCACGAGCAGCGATTTCTTGGTTTTCAAGGAGGACTGCAGTCACGGACTTACGGTAGTTGTCCACGAAAGCAGGAGCGTCGGCAGACTCCAGAATGGGCTGCCACTTCTTTTCTAATTCTTCTGATTTAAACATTTTTTTATATGATGTTATAAGTTATAGTTGGGAAATGTAATTAGTTCGCACTCTTTTTGAGGCGTCCAAGTGTTTCCATGTAAGAGGCCATTGTTTTATCAACAGGAGCATCGGAAGTTTCTTCCTCAACATCTGCACCTTCAACAATGGTTTCAACAGTTTCTTCTTCAGTTTCCTGAGCTTCTTCTGTTAGTGTTTCGCCTTCACCCGTGAAGTAGAACTTTTTAAGGGTTTCCACATTCTTTGTGAATTCCTCATCAAATTCAACTCCTTCAGCAAGCTTAATAAGCTTAGCAGCTTGAGTTTCGGCTAGATCGGCTGTAGCTTCAGCAAGAATCTTTTCCTTATTAAGATCGTCAACACGATCTGCAAGGGTATCAGCGATATCTTTAAACTTGGCCAAATCATCTTTAAGTTGAGTGGTTTCTTCTTCAAGTTCTCCGTAAAGATCAACTTTACTTTCAGGAACCTCAACGTAGTTTTCTTCGAATAGAGTCTTAAGAGACTTCATGAAGTTTTCAGCAATAGAAGTACGAAGGGAGCTTTCAACAGCAACCTTGTTTTCACCAATCCATTCTTCAACAGCATAAGTCAGATAAGCGTCAACTTGATTAGCGAGTGTCTCGTTAATCGCTTCAACTTCTTCACTGAGCTTAGCTTCATGTTCAGCTTTAAGTTGTTCTGTAATTTCATCAACCTTAGTACGAACTTCGGCTTCAAAAATCAGAGCAGCTTTTGCTTTGAACTCAGGTGTTAAACCTTCTTCATCTTCAACAAGACGAGTAAGATCTTCAGATGTAACAACATCTTCTTGTACTCCAGAACCTTCAGCTTCTTCAGAATCACTTGCTTTAGCAATTTTTTCTAGTTCTTTTGCATCAAGGCCTTCGCCTTCACCGGATTCAGCATCTTGAGATGTTTCACCCTTCTTCTTTTTCCGGCGATCTTTAAGGTAAGAATCAGCATCACCACCCTCAGCAGGCTTATTAGCAACTACTGGATCAGGTTGTGCGTGAGCATTTTCAGCCACAGTTTCTTCTTCTTCTTCTTCCTCTTCTTCGTCTTCTTCGTCTTCGTCTTCATGCGCGCCTTCAGCTTTTTTAGCTTTTTTAGGCTTGGGAGCAGCTTCTTCATCTTCTTCGTCTTCGTGAGCATCTTCAGCTTTTGCCTTTTTCAGCTCAGATTCTTCAGAAGTAGTTTTGCCACCCTCTGCAATCTCTTCTACGTCTTCAGAGACGGATTCCTCCACCTCTCCTTGTTCAAGAGAAAGCAAGTCGGACTCAACGATATCCTCGATAATATCTTCTTGGTTATCTGTATTTTCCATGTTTGTTTTCTATTATGTTTGGAGAGGGGTATGTTACCCAGTCTCATATTAGTCAGTAATTTCCCATGCTATAATCAAAACATCCATAATGTAAAAAATTCTTTACGATATCTTCTTCAAGAAATCTGTAAACAAGCTTTCTTGTAAAGAAGTTAGTTTGGCGGCAGTAAGCTTTTCCATTTCAGCTTTAGCTTGCTCAGCCGCACGGGAAACAATTTCGTTTCCTTCAAAAAAGTATTCAACACCTTCCATAATTCCGTCAACAAAGGCGGAAGGTGCACTAGGATCTTGAACGATATCCACCGTTGCAAGAATAAAGTCTTTATTAACAGTTGTTACACCATCTTTATTTGATACCGAACCCATGCCTCGCGAGCTAACACCAAGTTGGCATCCACCCTCAAGAAGTCCTTTTGTTATATTACCCATTGGAGTATCAAGAATAAGCGCTTTACCCATAACATCAGAATCATTCCAGCTAAGTTCGGTAATGCGGTGAGATACTTTATCAAGATTAATTGTAGGTCCTTCGGGATGGTTAAGTTCACCAACCGCACGACCAGTTTTCACATAATCTTTATTATATTTCTCAACTGCAGCTTTTAGTGTGTCTTTTGGATAAACCCTTTTATTACGATTTAACTTATCGGCTTGCATAAAGATACCTTCAATAAAGGTTTCTTTTTTACCATTCTTTTCCTCGGTAATATATTGGAGATCTTCTAAATGTTCGGTAATAAGTTTCATAGTGGGTAATTGGGATTAGTCAACTTGAATCATAGCGCCTGCTTTCTCAAGAGCAGAATCTAAAGAAGCTTTATCATTGGTATCAATGTAAACTTTAGCGCCATCTTTTCTTTTCATAACTCTAACTTTAATTTTTGCCTTTGCGTCATGAATTGATTTTTTTAACTGTGCTGCCATTTCATTATCTATAGTAATGATGGCTCGAGTATCGCCGTCTCTTTTAATGTCGCCAGCAGCAGCTTTTGGTTTTACATTGGCTTTAGTCCATTTTTCAACATCTTTGGCCAAGTCAGACAATTTTATATTGAGCTTCATGCCGGCGATTGTTTTATTTGTTCTTTTATCAACAATTTCATTGCCGTCCATATACACTGCAGCTAAAACCTTTTTAGCTTCAGGAGAAACTATTTTTCTAAGTCCTCGAAGTATTTCTTGTGGTTTAAACATCAAGGTCGGGCGTTGTCTACTTGAATCAAATTTGTCTTGTTGCTTTTTAACCAAAACATCATTCGGTCTTATTGCTTCAACAATCTCTTCACCATTTGATATTGCTTTAGCCGTTTCTTCTTCGAGATCGTTAAACAATTCGTAAGCAAGTGTTCCTCTATCAAAAGGATTTCTTCCTCCACGTTCTGCCGCACGGTATTTAGGGTTGGCCGACTTTAATTTATCCAGTGCACCACTTTTATCAAGCTGCGGAGCAATCTTATCGTATTCTCTTGGTGTAATTTTTTCGTTTTCTGCTTTATCCAAAAGTTTTTTAAGCAACATCTTACCACTAGCAATAGCCGCGGCTTTTAAAATAGAAAGAACTAAAGGATGAATCGCTTCGTCAAGTTCTTCACTTTCTGAACTCTCTAAAGTATTCCCTTCAAGAATTTTCTTAGCGTCGGCAGCCAGGCTATCGTATGAGTTATTAAAGTCTTTCATATTAAATTACTTAATACCGGCATCTGCATAAGAAAGAGGAACGGGTTTCCCTTGCCTTTTAGCCTGCTTTTGTGCTCTACGCAATGCTTTTTGTTTTTTGAGAGTTTCTTTTGCTTTAGCCAATTTTTGTCTATCAGCTATTTTCTTCTCGCCTTTTTCCACCTTTTTTGCGGCACGATCGGCTCGCCCAGAAACAGTGACAAGAGAACCGATCTTCTTTATCTCACTTAATGAATTAAATTTATCTTCAAGAATCTTTTCGATTTCTTCATCGGACATCTCAGAGATATCAGCACCTTCGTCTTCAAGAATAGAATCAATTGCTTCTTCGTAAATTTCTTCTTCGGTACTATCAACCGAATTGGTATAATTACCTTCAAGCATTTGTTTTGCTAGAAACGCCAAGCTGTCGTATGATTTTTCGTGGTTTTCTTGCATCTCTTTTAATTAATACGCATTAACTTCGTAATGGGGTACTTCTTTTTTCAACGATTAACGCAACAGCTCTGGAAAAAGATCTTTAATATCTCTATCTTCCATTCCGTAATCATCTGATTGCAAGAATGCAATGATGTCTTTCTTTTCACCAGCTATATCAGCTGTTGAACTACTAGTTGGTTTGATTTTAAGATTGAACTGGCGCTGAGAAACGTTTGTAAAAAAGCGGTCACCGATATAATCCGCATCGACGGTTGTTTTACCCTTACCTGCGCGAAGCTCGGTCAGCAGAGCTGCAAAATCTACAGAAATGGTAACTTCAGCAGATTCTTCAATCGTTTCTTCCGAATTATAGATCTTTTCAGCAACTTCAATATTTTTAACATCAATTGCGTGCCTTACTTTATCTTGCATAACTTCAGCGAACGCTTTATTAGTCTCTTCTTTATCACCTAAAGAAAGGGCATTAACGAGTTGTTGAATATTATTCATGTGTTTATTTATATGTTTTAAAGTTTTAGATATTGTTTAAACCATTATTATTTCTAAAATCCGTCGTCTTCAGGTGGAGGTTCTTCTTCTATCTCCGCCTGAATTCTTTCGTAGTCTTCATCAGAGAGATTAAGAACGTTACTTCTTACCCATTTATTTGAATAGTACTTGCCAATGTAAGGTTCCACTTCTCCAAGCATTGAAACACGTTCACGAAGAATTTCAAAGTCTTTGAGCTCTGAAAAGAAGTTATCTTCAATATAGTCTACCGAAATTGATTCACGAATTTCAGGCCATTCGGATTCGGTACAAATGTTTTTTAACAAGCATTGCACCTTGAGCATTTCAATAAAGAGAATAGAGAACTTTTTTCTTAAACGGTTAATGAACTTCTGAAATTTAACTTCTTCTCTGCTAATCTCACTTGCTCGTCCAACTTGATACTGCGCGCCTTCAACGTCAAGGCGACCAACAGGAACGTTTAGCGAGCGATAAAGTTTCTTTTGAAAGAAAACAACATCATCAATTTGACTTAAGTTTTCACCACCTGGAAGAGTTGTAATTTCAGTTCCACGTCCACCTTCTCGTCGTGGAAGCCAAAAGTCTTCCAGCATACTCATTGCTTTACGGTCATCTTTGACTTCACCACTTGTGGCGTCATAAACAAGTTTGTTTCGGTACCTGCTCATAATACCTTGAACATATTGTTCAGCTTTTCCTTTTGGAAGGTTACCAATGTCAATGTAAAAGATTCGGCGTTCGGGAGCTCGCGAAATACGGTAAATAACTAACGCATCCTCCATGATACGAAGTTGGTTTACAAGTTTAACGCTTTTGTGAAGATATGAAACGGCATATTTACCGCCATCGTCAAGGTTGCCGCTTGGAACATAAACAATACTTGTTGGATCAATTTTAATTGCGTTTGTACTTGATCCTAAACTATCGCTGTAAAGAAAGTATTCTTTTGCAACGTAATGGCTTTTAACACCAGTTTCTGTATCGGTTTTACTTTTAACCTCTTTAATCTTTTTAATCTTCAGAGGGTCAATCATTCGCACTTCTTGAATACCCCTTTTAATGTTATCAGGATCAATAAGCAGATGATAATAAAGCTTACCATCAATATACCATCGGCGAAAAATATCTTGCCCATTAAAGTTAAACGAAAGAAGTTTGCAGATGTTAGCAAATTCTGCTCGAATCAAATCCTTAACATTATCAGGAATATCGAGATTATCTGTTGAAAGATTAACCGGAACGCTGGAGCTATCTGCTACAATAGCTCCATTAATAATATCTGAAATAGCGTTATCGCATTCAGGTTGAACAGCAGCTTGGCGATACTTAATAATAGCGTCTCTTTCGTTACCAACGCTAGCGTCATCTAGATCAAGCACTTGACCATAGTATCCGCTTGTACTGTTTCCAGAAATGACCTGACTTCCGTCGGTTTCCACGGGAGGAGCAAACGATGGTAAAATCTTTTCCTCCTTTTCGTTATTTTCGTCTTTAATCCTTCGTGAAATGTCAAGTCCAAATATCTTCATACAATTCTATATATAACAGAAATTATTCCGGAGGGATTGGACCTCCGAAATAATTCTTTAATTGAGTTACACTGAACGATGCTTAAGAAGTAATTTCTTCTCCGCCTTCGCCACCGGAAAATGCTCTCCAGTATTGATATTGAAGCTCAACTGTAAATTCTTCAACAGCGTCGTTTGTCTCGTAATTTAATTCAATTGCGCTAACGTTTGTTGGAAACGCATCAATGAAGGTATATGCTTTGATACCTCCTTCATCACCATCGCGGTCAAGTTGAATTACTTCCATTTCGCGAAAATAATTTAAGTGTTGACCGACAACTGCATCATCAGAAACATTCGCTTCATGATTGTTAACACGGTTCATCCATTTTTCAAACGCATCACGAAGATTGAAATTAACATCGTTAATAACAGTAATGGTCCAAGGCTCAAATGTACGGTCTCCCGCAATTTTTAGTTTTTGGCCTCGAAAAGGAACTTCAATCGGAGCAATAACACTTGCTGGAATTGAGCCGCCTTTAATAAGGAACCTAGCTTCATTCTGTAGCTGAGCGTTGTCATCCGGAAATTGAATTCTGCATTCAAAGAGGTTTGGTCTCGCTCCACCGCTAAAGTTTGACTTGAATTTTGAAATACCTGTATTGGTAGTAGCCATAATTTTTTATCCTAACTATTTGTTATATTTATATTCTTATTGCTTATCTTCCGATTAATTCTTCAAAAGATATACCAGTTCTAGTAGCAACGAAATTCAACGTTACAAAGTTAATCGAACGTGTAGGCTTGATAAAGATATCAGCCACGAAACGATTTCCGTCAATTACTTCTGCAGTATTATTTGTTTGATCACAAATAACGCGGAAGTCTGTAATACCTCTTCGCCCTTGAACATCCCTGAGGAATGGCTCAATAGCATTGCGGAAAGCAGAGCGGGTGAAAGTATCATTAAGTTCAAACAATTGGAACTTACTTGCAGTAGCAATCGCTTTCTCAATAGTAATAAAGAGACGGCGAACATTAATGCGGTCAAACGCACTTGGCTTGGTCAATGCGGTCTTATCACCAAAAAGAACCGTTCCTTGACCCGGTAGGGTAACAACAGGGTTGATTCGATTTTGGTAAAGATCGTCACGATCAGCTTGCTTGGGGTTATACGCAAGTCGCGTAATGCCTCGCAATTGGCCACGATTAAGACCAGCAGGAGAGAACCATGAATCGGCTGCATCATCAGTAGCTGCACAAAGACCAGCAATGTGGCCATGAAGCTGAACGAAAACAAACCTATCACGATACTTGTTGTAAACATAAGCTGGACCACTATCAAACACAATATAGCTGCTTGAGCCAAATTCAGTAAAGTGATTTTTGACTTCAGTCTTTCGATCAGCATCAGTTGTTTTATCTTTAACCGTAAGAGGAGCAGAGATAAATCCAACAATATCTTTACGCGAATTTGCAATTGTTTCAAGCTCTTTATTAACTGTTGCTAATGCACCAGTATTTTCTTCAAAGGCAAAAAGCAAGTTAACGTCTACAGTTTCGGCATCTTCAAACAATTGAAGCGCTGTGATAACCGCGTCAGATTGACCGGTAAAGGTTCCATCTAGACCACCGCCAAGATCTACGTATGTATCATTTAGGTCAGTTGGGCTTTCAATAACGCTGTCAAGCCAAGGGATTGCTCCTAAATCATCTGGTGAATTATCAGCAACATCCGCTGCAAGCAATGGATCGCCAGTAATTGTATCTGTATCCGTAACACCAAAGATAAGTGCGGAATTATTGTTAACAAAATCTGCCCAATAATTTGACTCGCCAAATTGGTTTTTAGCGTTACGTGCAATGGAAAGACCTTCGTGAACTTCAAGAATTTCTCCTTTTACGCCAGTAAATTCTCCACCTTGGTCAACGACAACGACTGAAACTTCGTCATTGATTGCAGAAGAACCTGTAAGATTCGCTGCCCAATCACTTGTACCGGGCTTAAACTGAAGAGAACCTTTAATGCTCGCCGGAGCAGAGTCGTAATTATTGTTATTAATAACGTGAACCCTGAGTGAGTTACCAAGAGATCCTGCACAGCGAGCAACAATGTGCGCGTCAAGTGCATTAAGTTCTGCTTGATTACTTTCAAGTTCCGTTACTGTGCTAATGGTGAATTTACCAATTTCAGATGCGGGAGAATCAAAAAATGCTCCTGCAGGAGAATTGGCAAGAAAACGATTGAGTGGAGAATCGTCAAAATCACCAGTTGGTGAGTCATCAGCAAAATCTCCTATAGCGTTAAATGCTCCGGTTGTTTTCGCGCGAGAAATTTTCAGGTTATTGCTATACTTCAAAAATGAAGCAGCTTCCAAAAAGCTTCTTTCGAGTGTTGCGTCTTCTGTTGAGGGTGCTCCGAATATTCTCGCGAGGTCCTTCTCCGAACTGACGGTAACCAATTCTCCAATTGGTCCCCATCTGAAGTGACCAGCATATCCACCAACAGAGGTAGACTGTGCCGGAATGATGTCTGTAAGGTCTGTTTCTTTGACCTCGACACCTGGTGATACTAAAAATCCCATGTGTGTTATCCTTTCAGTGTAATTTAATTAATAAGTTAAAACATAATAAGGTTATATTCAATACAATCTATTTATTATTTTTGGGTTTTTAAAGTGACTTCCAACGACGTATATCTTGTACCATCTCTTCATATTTTTCAAATGATTTTGGAGTTTCGTTGCCTGAATCTACAAAACCAAAAGGCGGTAAATCTTCTTCCATTTCCAGTAGCTTTTCCTGATAAAGAAGGTCTTTAAGTTGCATGTTACTCATGCTTTCAAATATATCGGTACTGACAAACCAAGCAAAAAGAACAAAGTTCATTACAGAGTCGTCATGTGTACCATCCTTACCAGCATAGCTATCACCTTTGGGCTCGAATGAGCTTAACTCTGAAATGGTTTCGGGATCTATTATATGAAGCTTTGAATCTTCGATAAGGTCCTTTAAGTTAGAGCAACCAATTCTTTTAACTTTGCGGGACATGGTTACTCCAATTCCATTACTTTTAACAGTACTTGTAGTAAAGGTATTTTCGTATTCGTGATCGTAATAAACCGAGTTACACACAACCATCCCAGCGTCATTGTTTTCAATAATCACAAGTGCTTCATCATAAACTTTGGCTGCACGAATAATCATATTAGGAAAAAGCAGCGGGGAAATGGTGTTGTTTCGATATGTACAAACTTGCTTGAATGGATTTTGAGAGATATCAATCACAGAGAATGTACTATAGTCCTGACCCCGACCCTTTGATACATCAGCACAAAGAATGTATTCGTGTCCTTCAATAGGCTCTTCATAATAGTTAATTTCATGTTGGACTTTAACAGGTGATTGAGCTTGCATTCCCAGCAATACATCTGAATCAATCAGTGTTTCAGAGCTACCAATGAAAGAGCACTCAAATTCCTGCTTGAATTGCAACTCGCTTGTATTAGAAATAGTTTCTTGTTTCCATTTTTCATCACGGCCGGGTACGTCCCTCCACTTAATAGTAAAAGGTTTAAATTCATTTGCGCCTTGAATTGCACCTTCCCATATTTTGTAAAACATATTTCCCACACCATTTGGCGTGCTGGTAATAATAACCTTTGTGTCTTTACCGCTTGAAATAACAGGATAAGTTGAAGTGTAAAACTCATTCGCCCTGTTGACGAATCCAAACTCGTCAAGAAAGATACAGTTCAGTGAAAGACCTCGAATTGAATCACCGCTTGTTGCAGAAGCAATAATCTCGGAGTTGTTACTAAACTTGATACTACCTTTGTTCAGAACCTTACATCCCGGTTGTAGAAAGAAGGGAAGGTTCTCGAGCATGAGCGTAAGTCGGCCCAGCATTTCTCTTGCAGTCGCGCCTTTGTTTGCTAGAATGCCAACCTTTTTATCAGCGTTAAATATAACATAGTGAAGTAGCCATGCAACCGAGGTAATACTCTTACCGCTTTGTCGACAAGCAAGAATAATAGAAAAGCGATTATCATTAAGATGCTCGACCATTTTCCTTTGATAGCCCCTAAGAACAAATGGGGTTAAACCACTATCAAGGCTAATGACTTTTACGTAGTTCTCACAGAAGTAAGCTACGTCTTTGCTGCAACGAATGTATTCATTTACTTCATGCTTGGTAAATTCCACTTGCACTCCATCAGCTTTTACATTGGGATTTCCATTATATGACAGCGGACTGGACATTAATTTTTTCTTTTTTCCTTTACAAGCCTTTTACGTTTTGATATAATTAGTTCCCGAAGGGATAAAAGGATTAAACATTGATAGTCTCGCTATCTGATCCTTTAAGGAACTTCTGGAGTTCAGATGTGGTTCCAACAAAGATGGCGTTATTAGTAGTAGATCCACCTTCATTACCTTTTGGGTCATCTGATTTAACAAGAGTCTTGCGCTGCTTTTGAAGATCTAAAAGTTGTTGATTCATTTCTGCAGCCTGTTTAATCAAGGTTCCCAATACCTCAAAGGCGCGAGGATGTTCAGCGTCTGCCGCAAGACAAGACATGGAATCAATTGCAGTCTCCGAAGTTTCTATAAGTTTCTTAATACGTTCTCTAGCATAACGATAATCTTCTTCGGTCTCGTCTACAAGTTGAGCATCGGACGGCCCTATCATTGAATCGACCACTGCAAGCTCGTCAGAAGTCTTTTTTACTTCATCTAAATTCTTTTGCAGCGCGGCGACCATGTCGTCCTTTTTACTCATAAGTTTATTTATTTGTCTTATTATGTACTTGGAGAATCCCACACATTTTCTGGATCAGGCGGCTCGCCAATTTCGACTACAACTGTGTGTGAGTCTTCTGTACCGGTTTGAAATTTTGTTCTAACTCTTACACCCGCGTCTGTATACCTTCCCGAAGTATCAAAGTCATTAAAGAAAGTATCTACCGATTTGATAAGACTCTTGGGCCCTGGATTACTTATAAACTTAGTCTTAGCATTAAAGGTTAGTGTGTAAATAATCAAACGACGAGAAGATTCAAAATCTCCTTCATATCCATCTTCGCTGCTTACATCTGTTAAAGTTACAGGAACATCGGTTATACTTTCTGGACCTTCTAGTTCCTTAACGCTTAAAGTATAATTTGGATTAAAGTGAGGAATTATTTGTTCCAAAATTTGTAATGCTTCATCCTGTCCTCTTGACATAATATTCAGAGAAAAGATAATATTATAAGGAGCATTCTGATTTACTTTAACGCGGTTACCTTCACTATCGGTCTGAACATTTCTATTCATACGATTTAATTTGGTGGCGGTATCGTATGAAAGTCCAGTCATCTCAAAGCTCATACGAGGAAGCTGTAATGCAACACTATTTTCTATACCAACTTTAATACGGGCAAGAAACTTTTCTTTTGGTGCATAAGAAAGAGGAACGCGTTTAACACCTGTTATCTTTCCTCCAACAACTTGTGCTATTTCAATATCGTTGAATAGTTGACCAAATATTGACACCATTTTCTTAACTGTGCCATTATAAAAATACGAGTGACCAAGCATGTTATGAATCAGGTTTAGTTCCAATTACGGTAGTTGTTTCGGTAACTCTTACGCCAGCGTCTACATACGCGCCATTGGTGTCGAAGTCGTGAAAGAAAGTATCGACAGTTTCTATAAGGCCAACAGTTGAAGGAAAAAACGAAAATTTTGTCTTAAGATTAAATGATAAAGTGTATATAAGCAGTCTTCTAGAAGACTCAAAGTCTCCTTCGTATCCATCTTCAAAGTTAACACCTTCAAGAGTGATAGGTATATCAGTTTTACTTTCAGGTCCTTCAAGACCTTTAACAGTAACGGTGTAATTTGGATTAAAGTGAGGAATTATTTGTTCAAGTATTTGCAGCGCTTCATCTTGTCCTCTTGACATTATATTTAAATCAAAAGATAATGTATAAGGAGCATTTTGCCAAACTTTAACTTTATTTCCTTCATCGTTCGTTTGAACTGTTCTATTTAAACGATTTAGCTTAACCTCAGCGTCGTATGAAAGTCCTGTCATTTCAAAGCTCATGCGAGGCAGCTTTAAACCAATATCGTTTTCCACATCAGCTTCAATGCGAGCAAGGTACTTTTCTTTTGGTGCATAAGCAAGAGAAACGCGTTGAACCCCAACCATTTTCCCTGCGGAGATATTGGCTATCTCAATGTCATTAAAGAGAGTACCAAAAACCGCCACAGTCTTTTTAAGCGTTTCATTATAAAAATATGGATTACTTAGCATGCTTAGAAGTTAAATGGTTCACCAAATGGATTCTCTTCGCTAAAGTCAAGGAAATCATTCGCATTAACTGTCTGACTAAAGATAGAGTTTTGTGCGGCAGGATCACTTGGAAAAAGCTCGTCGTCATCCGCAGTACCATCATCTATTGTATTAAATCTACTCACCGTGATTGAAGCTCCGCTATTCTCTCCAATCATTATTGTTCCAGCTGTTATAGCATGGTATTTTCCATCATTAAACGTCGGTAAACCAATGTGTATTCTTTCAAGTTGTGGAGAATCAGTAATTGTTTCGTATTTAAAGAACTCGCACGAACCTGTTACTCCACTTGGAAGGGTAAAGTTTAAGGTTTCATTAGCTTCCAACTCTTGAATCGGTGAATCATTGTTGGTATATTCTGCAACCATGTGATTACCATTATCAGCTTGAATAATATCAATCTCTGCGATCCCTGTGTCAATTTCTTGACTTTCGTATTCAAACAACTCGCAAGAAAGACGAAAAATCGGGATGTCTTGAAGTTGTCTAAATGGTTTATTGGTTTCAACAAACTTAATTTCGAATAATCCTTTGGTCAAAGGAAAATAAATAAGGTCACCTTCTAGCGGTCGAGCACTATTCTCTGAATATCCATACTGACCTATAAGTTGATTCCAGCGAAGATTAGCAATTACTAAGTTTACGTTATCGCGAATCTCAAGACCAAACTTGGAAAGCAGCTGACCATCACCTTCAAATCCATCAACACTTTCGACATACATTTCAATCTTATAAGCTTTTTCAAACGCGCTTATAAGATCTTCATTGAGTATCAAATCTTGTTTAACGATTTTACGAGGAATGTAATAAGCATCGACACCATAAATTTGAATGGCTTCAATGATTAGTGACTCGTAAAGATCTTGCTCTTGTCGAGTTCCGTTTTGAAAGTATGGGTTGGTTGGCATTATCCAATAAAGATGTCAAGGGGTTCTTCATATCTAAGCTGCCACGTTTCTTTAAGCTCTTTAAGATCAGCAACCGCATCGTCATATATTTTCGCTCCACTTATAGTTACACCACCTGGCAGCTGCATACCTTCAAACTTACTAATATTTTGACCCCATTGCTTTTTGATAAGAAGCGTAAGAAGTTCCTTTAAACCCATGTCATCAAAAATGTCTGGATAACTGGAGGGGTTTATGGTTTGAAAAGTTTCAAAAATTAGAAACTCTCCTTCTGATACGTGTTCGGTAATATCAGCATGAAACTTAATAGTATTCTTATGACGATTAAAAGACAGCGATTGTCCATGACCGTTAAGAATATCTTCGACCAAACTCATGTATTGAGAAGTAAGCTCGTAATTCAACAAGCCACCTGGGTTTCGCATTCCAAAGAAATCATTAAGATACATTTGGTATTTTGCATTAAACAAAGATGTGCTGGAAAAGTCTTGAAATGCGAGAACTCTTACAACAGAAAGAACTGCATCAGGAACTTCAATTTCGTTCGTCGAAAGATCAGATGCAGTTACTTGGTGTTTAATCAGTGTCCTTACAGCAGCATCAGAATGATACTCTTGCCAGTATTGAATAGCTTCATCAATGCGATCTTCGATTTGATCGTCGTCAATATTAATCTCAACTACCGGCGCACCTAGTGCTCTTAAACAGTAGTCAGCTAATTCGGTTCTAGTTGTTGGTTTAGCCATACAACTATTTATATAGTTTAATTCTTATTACTTACATCTTCTTCTACCAATTTGAGAAGACAGCAGAACGGTAATAAAGACCACAAGACCCATGAGAATATCATCAGTGGAATCCTTTAGCATTTGAGATGGCAGTTCAAGATCGTTAAACTTTTCTCTATACCAAACACAAGTTCCAAGTAAAGCTTTATATGAAAAGATACCAACGATTGAAAGCAAAAATATTCTAGTAAAGGTTTTCATTAATCATTTCCGAATAAATCGCGAAGGATTCTTTGCGATCCTTTTAGCCAAAGTAACAATGCCTTCAATTACTTCTGGTGATATAACACCAACAATTCCATAAATCACAGCTTTATACAAACTATCAATTGATGTTTGCTCTAGTATGTACCACGCAATTCCACTTGATATAGCAGCGGCTGGAATCCGTTTACAAAGAAGCTGAGCGGTAATACTTTCCTTTGAAGAAAGAATCCTTGCGATCATACCTGCTGCGCCAATGAGTGGAACTAACCAGCCTCCATCTAAAAAGGCTTGAACTAAAGATTTTTGGGGCTCTTGCATATTACACGCGGATAACAATTATTTATACAAGCTCCTATCTTATCATTATATTAAATATAGTTTTTTAGCAAATTATTTGCCTTTGTATAAACCCTTGGACACTTTACATTATCTTTACCCATGATTGTTTCTAAAATTGCAGATGCGGCAATAATTACAGAAAGTCTGTCAACAAGTACTATTTCATATTCATGAATTGCAGATTCATAAATCTTTTTTGAATATTCTGCAGATTGCCCTGTCACATAACATGCCCCCAATATATTTACTATTGCTGCAGGCCACAATTTAATATCGGCAAAAGAATGTATCTTATTAAAAATTTTAAAAGCAGCTTCAGCGTCTCCTTCTTTTATATAACAATGAGCTAGTGCAGTCCAAATAGAAGTGATCCAACGATAAGTAAATTTACCCCAATAAGGATCATTAAATTCTTTGAAACTTTGCAGGTCTTTATAAAGACTTTCCAACTCATCGATAGATCCCATGTCATCGTAAATGTAACGATAAGCAAGAGTGCAAAAAGACTGACTTACAACTTCAAATTTATCGGGATAGATTCGAGCTAAAAGAAGAGCTCTACATCTTTGGTACCCGGCCGAATCGTCGTTTCTACCTTTAAAGTTTCTTACAAACTTTTTAGGGTTATAACGAAGGTCGTCTAACATTTGGTTAAATTCATCAAGATCCAATCCCGGAATAATTAAATCGCTGTCTGGAAGAGATGAATATTCGAATGAAAGCTGAGTGCCCGAATAGATTATAAAAACCTTATTTTCTTTCCAAGAAATATTAGGGACTTTCGTTTCCGTCTTTGTCATTGGGTTTCTTTGAAAGTTCTTTAACTTTATCTTCAAGCTGGTCAATACGCCCCATAGCTTCAATAGAGAAGATGATTGCCTGATCTAACAAACGATTGTAATCATCACTTGTTAGTGTTCTTTCTTGCGGAGTAGCAGGATCTTTAAACAATCGACCGTCTGGATTGCTCAATAATACCTTCATTTTTTGTTTTATATTGGGTAGCTTAAAAAACTTTTTAGCATATTCATTAATACCACCATTCCTAAAATAGTTTCTATAAAGGTCAAACTTCTTCGGCGAAACAGGTTCTGTATAAGTGTTATTATAGATCGCTCTAGATAAAACTTCAGCAGACGTTAAAGTTTCATAAGCCCTAACGCGAGGAAGGTCAATACCAACAGCTTCGCTAAAATCGTCAATAACGTCTTCACCTTCTTGATAAATTCTAATTTTAGCAATATCTTTCCAATTTAAATAACTTCTATAAACACCACGCCCCCAACATTGAAACCAACGATCAAAGGCAGGTAAAATATGTCCATTCCATTTACCAACCCTTGGTCCGCGGAGAGGTTTACCAGGAAGAACTTTATGAACAAGGCCCCATTGGTCCCATGCAGATTTTAACCATTTGCCTGGTTCTCTTATGTAAATTATAATATTAACTTCAAGATCATCATCCCATTCAACAAGTTCTTTAAACAATTCCAACATATGATCATTACTTGATATGGCTTCATTAGACCAAATAACGTGATCACATCCAGTCTTTTTTGAGTGAGCAATAATAGTATCATACAGCGCTTTGGTCTTATCAACTGTGTGGTGAATACTAAGCCACTTGTGATCAATTTTATCGCCGTTTACAAGATCTGGCCAAGCCCAGTTATCTGGCGTATTTAAAGCGCCCTTGTACTGGTGAAGACTTTTTTGAATTGCTGATGTTCCTGTTTTACCTAAACCAATATGTGCTGTAAACTTCATCCAATTAACCTTTCTACCTTTTTCTCCCAGACACTCTTAGAAAACTTTTCATTTACTATTTTTCTAGCAGCGTGGATTTCTGCTCTACTTTGTCCCGTAAAGTGTAGAAACAGAAGCTTGGCGTATTCTTTGGCTTCATCTTTTATTTCGAAGTCAATTAAATAGTTTGAAGGAACAAGCTCATTCACCGCCCCAACATTGCTAACGGCCATTGGAACTGACCATTGCATTGCTTCAAAATATGTAAGAGGTATGCCCTCGTCAACCGAAGGACAAACAAGCGCACTAGCTTGTTTATAATACTCTTGCATTTGATTATAATCAATACCTTTTTCAAATTCTATCCAATGACTAGCTTTTAGTTCTGCCGCGCGTTTTTTAATGGCTGTATAAAGTTCTCCGTCGCCAACAAACTTAAAAACAGGCATATAAGCAGCTGGTAAAAGTTTTGCTAATTCTGCGGCAATATCACAAACAAACTCGGGGCGTTTTTGAAAGTGAAAGCGAAAAGGACATAATACGTACCTGGGATCTTTATCTGTTTTCCTTAAAGGCCAAGTCTTTTCTATTTCAGAAAAACCAAACCAATACAGGGTTTTAATTATTTTTTTATCTACGCCTTTTTCACCAAGCTCTCCCTTAAGCTTATCCGAAACAGTTAGTACCAAATCAAAAGGGGTTCCTTTTTGAAGGCTTTTTTCAAAGTCCCAAGGTTCCTTGAGAATCATATGAAACAAAGAAATCAACTTTGTATTCGGCGCAGCTTCTTTGATTGACCAAGCTTGATCGTAAGCTTCGTGTGAATTGTTTACAACCGTATAAATAGGCTGTAAATTCTTGACTATCTCTACAGTATCATTATTACAAAAAACATCATCCGCTAAGTCTATAAATGCAGACTCTCTCCGGCTATCTTTATGCGGCATGGTCCGCGTTGATATAACAACAATTCTGAATCCCCTACTTTTGTAATGCGCCATTAAATCCAAGCCGCATCTATCCGCTCCTCCGAGCGACATCCAAGGGATGATAAGACAAAATACAGGCTTTTTCTCAACGGTATCTTCCGCTGACTTTAGAATAGCGCTACAGGAGTTTTGCAAACGTTTATTCTTTCGTGATCTCCTGGGCATGTATTATATATTCCTCTTAGAAATCTGGAGCATCGAAGTAAAGTCGAACGCGAATAAAGTCAGTTACGGAACTACGGCCTCCGTATCCGCTTTCTTCACCATTAGTGTGCCCATTATCGGTACATTTTAAAACAATACCATCTCCAGAACTAACAGAAACGCTTACATTGGAAGAAGAACCGGTATAGTACTGAGGATTGGGATCAGCACTTCCACTGGGGTCATCAAAAGCTTGGGGAACCGGGGAACTAAATCCTGTTACAGTACCAAGTTCTGTTGGGCTTCCAGCATTATATCCTGCAAGAACTTTAAATTCGGGTGTACCTTGAAGCGTATCCCACTCAGGAATGTCGATCTCAGCTCTGCGAAATGTCATGGCCATGTTGGAAGTCATTACAAACGCGTGATCATCAATCTCTAATGTGGCTGCATCACCACCGCTGTTAGTAAAATCCTCAATAGTAATGTCATGAGTGTAAACATAAGGGCGAACACTAAGGCCGCCCGCTGGGCCTGTGGCTCCTGATGGTCCTGCTATACCTGTAGCACCAACAGGTCCTCTAATTCCAGAAGGACCGGTGGGACCGGTGGTCCCCGCAGCTCCGGCGGATCCTGCAGCTCCGTTTGATCCAGCGGGGCCGGTAGGACCGGTAGGGCCGGTAGGACCTGCAACCCCTGCCAATGCGCCAAGGTCAGACCAACCTTCGGGAGATGAGTCAGGTCCATTATAAACATAAAGATGCGCGGTCCCACTTGCAAATTCTGAAGGTGAATCAGTTGCGCTTCCTGGTCCAAGTTTAACGATAAAGCAAGTACCTTCCCTTTGAAGAACCGGATCAAGCGCCGGATCAGAAACAGAGGTAGGAAGATCATCGGCATAATCAACCACACCAGAAATTTCAAGACCTTCTCCCTGATCACCTTTAATATTACCAATAACTTCTGTGGTAGAATCAGAACGAGTAATGGTTAATGTTCCATCTGTGTCAACACTAATGTCATCAATAACACCAGTGTCATTAAAGAATTGTGTAACTTCTGTAGCAACAGCTGTATCAATGTTTAGATTTAACGTAACCAATCCTGAGTTTTCGTCAAGATAAAAAAGTTTTCTGTCAGGTGCATTGATTGCAATTTCTCCTGGCCGGAGAGAATCTGTATCAGGTATCTCGCCAGGACTAAATGAATGCTTTAAAATAATTCGTGTTGGTATAGTAGCCATGTTGTTAATATATATCTTTTATGTAGACACAATTTGTCCGTCGATCTGGTGCCAAGTATGAGTAATGGCACTGCTTTCATTTCCGAAATAATGTTTGGATAATCCAGCACCATAAACCCTTCCTGGCTTTGCAGAAAATTCTTCTGCAGTTTCACCAGACTCTGGTGTTTTACAAAGAGCAAAGGTAGCCGGTCCAGATGTACCTTGAATACCTTGAATTGATACGATATTTGAAGGATCTTCAGGAAATGGTACTCTTATATAATTGTCTATAGCTACGGCAACTCCAGTGTTATCCACTCCGTGAGGAGTTCCAAATCGTTCTTTAAGGTTTTTCCCAGCCGCAAACAAAGCATAATTTCCTGCGGTTGTTTTTGATTCTGCTACAATAAAAACCGTGGATAAGTTGGTAGAATTAACTCCAGCTTGCGCAAATACTTTACTTACAGACCAGCTGGAGCTAAGAGTTTCTGATGAAATAAATCCTCCGGTATTACCAGTAATAACTCCAGTGTCGGTTAATCCGGTTGAGCTATCACCCGCTACTTTTAATGTGCGGGCTGCTGTAGAAGTATTTTCGGTAACAACAAATGAAACATTGCTATTACTAATTGCAATAATATCAACCGGTTTATCGGTCGTATTTAATTGTATTGATATTGGAAATACTTTCTGATCACCTGATGCAGTTAATTGTCTTTGTCGATTTGATCCAAATCCCAATACATTAATCTTATCACTAGCTAAAGAACTTTCGGCCAGAGCATCCAATTGGTTGGTATCAGAAGTTGTATCAGTTGTTCTGCGAACTAATACATAGTCATGCGCTGATTCGATACTTGATGTTCCAATAGATATATCAAATACTCCTTTAAGCTTTGGATAATGCCTTATAACCGCTTCGGTAATAGCGTCGTCTGCATACTTATTAGAATTAGCTGCAGCAATACCAGATGAATTCGGGTCTTTCTCTATAATAGCGTCAAAAGCGTCACTTGCACTTTCGAATAGTCTGAATCGGTTGCTTAAATTTCTGTTTTGGGTATCTCCGCGAACAATGTAATAAAATTTATTACGAACTTCCAATCTTTCAAAATCTTCATATCCGTGATCGGTTGATTTTTTAAATACGCCTGACGATTGCTGAGTAATAGATCCTCCGGCAACTGATGTACTTCCAAATACAACCGGAACATGTCGTGTAATAGCTCCTGACGTATCTCCATTACCCGATTGTCCTGTTGCACTAGAACCGGCAAACCATAATTCATTATCGCTTTCATTTCCAGGTTTACCAACAATAAGCCAAGAACCTCGCTCACTCACAGCGGACTTTTTAACGTAATAAGAAAATTGATTAAACGTTTCAGATCCGCTAAAACCAAGGTTGGTTTTCCATTGTGCAAGAGCTGCTGAATCATCTACACCTAAGCCGCCCGCAAGAGTAGCATTGCGCTTGTAGTAATGAAACCGCTTGTTGATCTTATCTTTAAAAGTAGTATCAGCCGCAAGCGCTGCGCTTATTCCGCTTTCGCGTTCTGTATCAGTTGCTCCGAATGTAGCCCAAAGACTTGCACCGGCACCTTGAATGCCAAACACACGGGGACCTAATGTCGTATATGATGTTCTTGCGTTAGTGGCAGGAACAATATTTTCAGAACTTCCCATTTCAAAAGTAGACTCTTGAAGGCCCTGTAGAATAATCTTGTCATTATAGTCAAAGGGAAACTTTTCACCTTCTTCACCATCATCATCAGTCTCTTCCTGCGCAAAATAGACAAGCTTTGCAATTGCAGGAAGGTCGCGTTCGACGCTGCTCTTCGCGGTAGGGACCCTTACTATCGGAGTAAAAGAAGAAGCCCTTGACGTCAAGGTCATCGCAAAATAGTCAAAGACCCCGTCATTATCTCTCCTAAATCCAATTTGAGGTCGAATTGAGCCACCAGTCCGTACATTAGTAATACTAATCGGAGCAACAGCAAATATGTAAAACTTATAAGCATTACCTGGCTCTGGCCCGCCGGAATCGTCCTCATCAAGAAAAGCGTAATATTGAACAGTATTAGTGTTATTCTGAATGTTAAAGTTATTCGGGCCCTGATTCATTTGCGCCGCGGTAAAAACTTGACGCACTTCTTGGCCTCCTACAAGTATTTTTCTTCGACCTCCTGGGATTAAAATCCCTTCACTTAGAACCGAAGTGGCGGCTCCTAGTGTTATAGCAGTTCCTCGATTATGTCCATTGGAAGTGGTAGTTACTATTTCCCCGCTAAAATTGGTTCCCAACCCTATTGATCCATAAGTATTATCACTGGAACCAATTAACCATCCTCGAGTATAAGGAACACTTGAGTCTGTTTCGTATTTTTCTAAACCTTGAGTGCGGCTTCCGCTTTCGTATTCATTACCAATACCATCTTTGGTTTTAACCACGATTGTTGGATTATCAGCAGAATTTGAATATGCAACAGTATCTACAGTAACTGCGTTTGCAGACCACTCGCTCTTTTGTGGAAGAAGCGCAGGAACCGGAAGTTCAACAAAGTCATCATTATAGGGCTGTTGTCCACTTTGATGATATTGAGTATAAAAGGTTTCAAAATCTCCGGTGGTTCCCCGATCTTTTTGACCAATTTGGCCTTCGGCGTTTCTACCGGTCCCGTAAATAATATCATCATTATCTATAAAAAAGAAATTGTTAGCAGTACAAATTGTACGTTTAAAAATTGCATCTTGATCAGTGACTGGAGAAAAAGTATTAAATCCACGATTTGCAACCATGGTACCTTCACTTATTCGCTCCCCGTGGCGCTCAAAACGATTAATTCCTGTTGCTAATCCTCGGCCTCCTCTGCCAACTAAGCTCAATGAAAGTTCTTTATCCGCAAAAGATTGATGACCGTCCATAAGTTCGGGAAAAGAAATTGTACTGCCTCTTTCACCAACTACTTTATCAACAAAAGCCTTTGTAGCGGCATGGTCGTCAGCGGTTGGTTCACCAACTGCAAGAGCTCCGGTGGAATCTCTTTTAGCAATCGTGTTTGCGGTTGCAGTTGTATCAATATCTGCGGTAAGACTAAGTTCACCTCCTGAACCAAAAGTAAAATCTGCGGTGTCGATGTTTAAGCCAATTTTACCTCCTGTAATGTCGAAAGAAGAAACTGCAGCACCGGCACTGTTGTAAAGTTGTACACCGTCAGCACCACTTGCACCAGTAACAGAACTAACAGCAAATGCTGTGGCATCATCACTTTTATATTTAATAAGGTAAACAATTGCATTACCTCCAATAGGATCTTCATCACTAGGAGAACCAATTGTATCCGGAAGAGTAGTGCTGCCACTTACAGAAGGACTGTTAAGACCTTCAAGAAGTTCAACAATTTCTTTATAAGTAATATCAGCAGGGCTTGCATTTTCATCATATGAAATAGTTTGCCCGTCGCATGGCAACCATCCTGGAGCACCATCCCATTTGGTAAATTCGGCTGGACTACCTTCTGTTGCCCAGGAATCAAGAATCCTTGCGTCCACCGCAATCATCGTTCCAACTGGAATAAGATTAACAGGTAAAGTAAAGTTTTCTGCTTGTAAAAGTGATCGAACCGAAGTAGCAATATTACCTTCAAGCGTGCTTTGAGCAAACCATTCGACATCTGGTGAACCTCCTCCACTCCATCTTAAAAGAGAAGCGGTGGTTCCAGGAGAAGTTCCAGGCAAATTCCAATCATAGTTATTAACGGTAAGGACTGGAGATGTACCTGCAAGTGCTAGTTTATTTCCAGTAGCAATTTCAAAAATTCCTGTCTCGCTTCCCGCGTAATTAAACTGAAGTTTTTCTGGGGTGCCCGCATTTTCAAATTTAAGAGAAGCAGCATTAGATGAAGCAGAAGATTTAAAACCAATACCTTTGGCACCAATTAATTGAATACCATCGCCGGTTGTAGAACTACCAGAGCTGATATTTAAAGTTGACGTGCTGATTGTTCCTGTGGTACCACCGAACGAATAATCACCCGTAATTAAAACACTGCCACTAAAATTTGTAGACTGGCTAAAAGTTTTTATACCAGTAACTGTTTGATTAGAGGCAAGGGTCATTATACCCTCTGTATTTGTAACGAAGTCGGTGGCATTAAGGCCGTCGATTATAGCATTACATTTATCCGCCCACTCTTTAAACGTGTCGGTATTGTCAATTCGTGTTAAAGTAAAGTCGTAGGCCATAGATTAAATTTTTCTTGTAGATCTATTTATCACTGTACATCACAGCTTCTAATTTAATAATTCTTTCTTTTAAATCGCAAACTTCTTGTTTAAGTTCTTTAATTTCTCTATTACGTTTCTTTCTAGCAAGTGCTGATTTATAACCTTCTTTATCTGTATTGGTAATAATTCCGGTATTTAAATTTTTTACCAAATGGGGGTTATCGGCAATTTGTCTTTTTGATTCATTCATATTAAACGGTTGCAACCGCTCTCAAATCTTTTGCGAATGGAGCATCTCCGTAATTTTTTCCACGCAATTCAATTTTAATTATAAACGAACTAAATTCAGTTGTGCCGGTATTAAGGTTAAATCTTACTTCATTAAAAATTGTTCTATCAACATTAATTGGAATTGACGTAGGATCTAGCGGAGAAACCGTATGCCAATCTGTATCTGTCTCGGTACTTGAGATAATTTGACCGTTTGTATCTTTAAGCTGAACATATACTTCTACATCAGATGTAGAAGAAGGTCGATTTACATCAAGGTAAATATCGATTTGATCGCTTAAATTATCAAGGGTAATTTCACGAGTAACATATTGAGAAGTATCTCCTGTTTCGGATATAAAATAGTTTCGTGTTTCAAGGGAAAGATCCCTGTTAATAACTGGAGTTAACCTTTCATCATTAGAGCTAAAGAATGTTTCAATGCGCGTATCTTTAAAATTATCTGCTTGAATTTCGTAATTTTCATTACTAATATATTCAATTGGAAGTCCTGCTGTAACATCGTATTTAACACCAGAAAAGTAAATTTCGTTTCGAATAGATGTTTTACCGCCAAGATTAATTGCTTTTTGATTTAAAGCAAAAGCTCCGACTTTATATTTGTTAAGAGTTCCTTTTATTGTTTCGTCTGTTTTACTACTGCTGTCGCTAATAGTTATTGTCGGCGCTTCAAGATAGCCAAACCCTTTCTTTGTGATATCAATGCGGGAAATTGAATCATCTGCGGGGTTAAATACCGGAACAGCTGTTGCAGTAACTCCACCAGGGAACGCAACTTTAGTTTAGTTACCATCTGAATCAATTACGGTTGTGAATGGCGCTTCAACAGTAACAGTACAAGTAAGTGCATCCCAACCTGTATTATTAGAAATTATAGATGCATCAATTTCGCCAAGATGTGTTCCAACTTGTGGACAAGCGACAAGCGAAGCAGTTTCGCCGGTTGCAAACGATCCGCGTTTTAAGCTAAATTTTAAATCCCTGTTTTGTATTGCGGTCCAAGTTGTTTTATTAGAACTTGCAAAAAACGATCCAAGTGCAGGCTGTGAAGTAATAATTTGACCTGTGATAAGATCCGTTTTATCACCTCCAAGTTCTGCGATAAAAGCAGTGTACTCTGAGCTTGCTGAGAAACAAACAATTGCGTATTCGGTGTCAGCAGACAGATAAACTGGATAAGGGTATTTAAATGTGGTTGCAAGAGATCCATCCGCACTTGTTCCGACATCTTCCCAGTTAACGGTTGACTCACTACCTGAAACAATATCTCCAGTTGGATAACCATTAACCGTTGTTACGATGTAAGATTTAATAGGAACCTTTGTGCTCTCGCTTGGTTTCCCTGCAAAGAAAAGATCAATTGACGTGGCAAAAATACCTGTTTCATCCGTAACCCTAAAAGTCTGAGCAATTGGATCCCACCGTCGTGTACGTCTTTCAGTTCTTGTAGTTGTAGTAATTCGAGGAAGTGTGGCGCTAATGCTTATAGTCTGCTTGTTTGTTTGAAGACCATTAGAGATGTATCTTGCCAAAGCGTTGCTTGTAGATTCATCTTCCAAATTACGTGGTGAATTTGTAATAGTAATAGTCTTTTCTCCAGAAGAGAATTTAAGGCTATCGTTATTAGGAATAATAAGCACACCTTCTACAATGCCATCTGTATCAGAAATAACATCAGAAGTAACAAACGTCTCAAGAAGTGTTGCTTCATCAGCCCCATCATATTGTGTCAAGCTGGATTGATCAAAGCCTGGAAGTAAATCATTAATTAGTCTTTCTTTTTCAGCAGCGCTTGCGGGCCCCGCCTCAACTGTTTCAATAATTTTAGTAACATAACTCCAAAACTGTTTCCCTGCCCCAGCAATACGATTTGCAGGGTCGGTTACAAATGCACGATCAGAAGCCTTTAAGTTATACCAACGCGTTCCAAACCAAGTAGGAACCGAAAGATTGTTTGTAAGAAACTTAGTCACTTGTGTTTCGATGTCATTTGTAAGAATTGCTGTTTCTGTGTGATCATGACTGTTTACAATATCATCACGTGTTAAAAGGTGTGCATATTCTGTAACATCAATACCATCGATGAAGAAAAAGAACTTGGAATTTGGTTTAAGACCTTCTGCTCGGAAGTAAACTGCCTTTGAGCGTGCGTATGGACGAATCTTAACATCTGTTACAAATTCACCAAGGGATTGTTCAATTCGCTCCTGAACAATCTCTGTCTCCGTGA